CTTATCCGGCTGTCCATAATCATCATAGATTTGTCGCTCTAGGCATTTGGCAAAGTGAGGACATTTATCTACATTTACGAATAATCTACGCTCAGACAAAGTATTGCAGAGCATACCGTTCATTGAGTTAATACGATCTTTAACTGCTGGGTTTCTACTGTTCACATGGACTTTAAAACCTGCCTTTCTTAATAAAGCCAGATCTGTCTCACTAGCATTACTCGACTTTCGATTCTCACCTGAAGCATCGGGATAAACTGCAACCTCGTGATTAGGATATCGCTCTTGGATAGCCTCAATCATTGCTGGAGTATCGAATAGATTAAAGAACTCATCTACCGCATGCATATGCTCACCACGGCGAACATATACCACAGCAGCCATTTTAGTTACGTTGAAGTCCATTCCCACATGAAGAACATCATTAACCTTAACTGTTTCACTTGATGCACTTAGCAACCGGTTAAAACAATAGTAGATGACACCTTGATAGCTCTCAAAGCTTGCTTCATGTTCCTGACTAAATGTCTTAGGATCCATTTTGCGTTTAGCAACAATGATTTCAAACTCAGGAATATTTCCACCTTGTAATGAAGTGTAAGAAAAGCTTTTACAGTCTGATGCCCTGGCTGACCATCCATGAATGTGTCATAACAATGGTTAAAGCCTTTAGGCGTACCAATTCTTAAAACATGGCCACCAACTCGCTGTTCGCCGTTCACCATATACTTACAGGTAGAAAGCATCGGGCGAAGCACTTCTTCCCATGCAGCCCATTTACAGTCGGCCCATTCATCAATAATTAAGAAAAATAAACCAGATCCACGAAGGTCATCATAGTTATCTAGACCAACGACACGGATAATATGGCCACTTCTTAAAGTAATTGAACATTCAGTTTCATTAGGCTTACCAGCTCGCCAAGATGCTGGAATAGCTTGTTTTAGTCGCTTCCAGAAAACCCGTTTTGCTTGCTTAAAGGTAGGCGCTGCATACCAGATTTCATTCTCTACCGAAACATTCCATTTAGCCGCTAGTCTTGCGGCTCTTCGCATTTCCGCTTTGGCCAAGAATGTTTTACCGAAACGTCGGCCATAAACAGCATCACGTAATCGAGCTTCTTTTTGCCAGCCCCACAAATAAATATTGGCTTGCTTAGGCGTTAATTGAACTGAACCTTCTGGAGGATTAAAGAATTGGCTCATTTGGTATCTCCTCATCAGGATTCAGCACAAGCTTGTAATCCTCTTCAGGTGGATTTACCTCACGTTGTAACTTCTGAAGTTCAAGTTTTTTAATCTCAAGTTCTACTTCAGCTTTAGTTTGGTTCGCTTCAGAATTACCACCTTTATTATTTTGTTCCCCCTTCTTCTCATAAAACCCTTTCATGATCTTTTGTATTTGGTCCACGATCTTAATTGTCATGGTCACATTGTTTTTTTAGTCCAAAGCAAATCACTTAAAATCTTCAACTGAACAATGTCATTTGCTCCACTGATTTTATTTAGTGGCTGACTCAAATACTCTTCCCGTGTATTTTCGAAAATTTCTTTGAGTTCCTTACTTAAGTCTCTCCCAGCAAACTTTGTAGGGTCATATGACTCTACCTGCTGTCTCGAAACATCAATGTCAAATTCCTCCTTGACGAGACTTACTGTTTCTTGAGGGGTGTTAAACACAGCAAGCGATTGTACAATAAAGAGTTTCTGCTTTTTGTTTAATGTCGCCATTTCTCTCTATCCGTCAAGGTACGTCAAGGAAACATGGCAAAAAAAATGAGCCAAAAGGCTCAGGTAATTACACAGTTTCCACAGCATTTAGAAATATCTAAATCAGAAACAAACGGCGGGTTTTTAGCGACTTCAACAAGCCGCTTAACACTGTCATTAGCTCCCCAGCGCTTAACAACACCGATGAACTCTTCCACATCGTGGCCAGCTAAATAGTGCTTTGGTAAGCCAGTATGATCGCTGTAAATAATCTCACCGTCCGAATCTCGCTCTACACCAATGTGATAGAGCTCATGTTCAAGCAAAGCACAAAATTCGTTATCGTTTGCCTTTTCACAAAAGCTTGCATCGATAGTGATTAAGTAAATTGGAACAAAACCGAACCAATCACGCATTTGCTACTCTTGACGGGCTTTCTTCCAGCCGCCTTGTTGAAACATAACCTTTTCACATTGGCCGAGCACCATGCGCTTAGCTCTCGTATAAGCAGTAGAAGCCCATGCAAAAGCCAAAAACCCCTCATTGTCATGAAGCATCTCAGCGATATGGTCATGATCTGGATTATGTAAAGGTCCACCAAGTGTAAGAAAATTAGCAACTACCCAATTTTTTAAATCAGACGCAGGTACTATGCGAATCGCTTCCTCTTCATCTATTTGGTCAATAAAATCAGTTGGAGGAAATGGTCTGATCTGATCCATTAAATATTTGCCTCTTTAAATTTTTTAGCCATTCACTAGCGTATTCAGTCCGTAACTGCAAAAGTCCAGACTCATCAATGCGGCATCTTGAAGCTGTCTCTATGCGAACTACGGTGTAGCCCATCTCTTCAGCCACATCGTAACAATCAAGACTACAAGCTTTATTTTTAAGTTTGCCCTTACGACCGCCAGACCATGGACCACCCGCAATTTCAACTAGTATTCGATACTCAATTAAATGAAAGTCAAACCGCCAGTGCTTAGCAGACTTAAACTGAAATTTCTTTTCATATTTAATTTCCAGATTATCTAAAGTTTCAGTAAATTCTTCTTCTGCCTCTAGATATTTTTGTGTAGGCTTTGGCAGTGGCCAGCTTTTAGGTTTAGTTTTAGGTTCTTTTTTCCGAGTAAGCCAAAAGTATTCTGTAGAATCCATTATTCTTACCCATAAAAAAAACCGCCCTTAGGCGGTGGCTAAACTCACAGGCAATATATTATTACTTCTTAAAAGTTGACTTATAGAGCTTTGAATTAAAGTAATCCGTAATTTCTTTACCTTCGGTTTGAATTTTTTCCTCATTTAAAGGTAAAAAATCTAATTCAGATTTCAAGCTCATATACTCTGGAATAAATTTCTTTATAGGCGGAGGTGGTTTAGGTCCACCTTCTGTAATTTTTTCGATAAATCCAGCTAACCATAAAATATACTCACCTTCTGAATTATGAGGAGGAATCAAACTCACATCTATTTTTACTTTACATTCATCTAAAGGTCTACTGAACAATTCAACAAAATCAATAAAATTATATTTTAATTTAAATTCTGTTCCCTTAATTTCTCTGCGTATACATGTCATAAGTAAGTTCATATTTTCAATACAGTCATGTGAAAATAATTCCTCATCTTTAATTTTGTTATAAACATTTTCCGCAAACATGAGATACTGTGGCATTTCAGCAGCTCCTCATTTTTATAAAGTATTTTTCTTAAGGTAGTCCTATTATAACAATGTTGCAACAAGAAATTTTCCATTTTTAGTTTAAGGAAATTTTAAAAATTATAAAAACGATTATATTCAATAAATTAGTACGAATAAAAGCTATGGAAGTTTGATCTTTCTATTGAGCTTTAAAATGGATTATTGTGTTTAAATCATCAATTTAAAAAGCTTGCCTAGTAGGCAAGCTCCCCCTTTTTGATATTTGCGCTGATCAATAAGGTTTAGTGTTACTTAAAGCAACACACTGATAATACTGAAATATTTAAAAATAAAAAAGCCCACTTCCTATTTTTATTCAGAAATGGGCTTAGCGAAAAAAAACGCTTAAACCTGAAATAGGAAATATCTCCAACTTCATATTGGCATAATATTTAAGCACTAGCAATAGGGATTGAATTAAAAATATCAAATATTCATATTTAAATAGATAAAGATTTATTTTTAAATAGTTTTATTTTTAGCCTACATAATTTTTTTACTTATCAAGAGTTATAAAGAATATGTGCCCATCAATAGGTAATACTTAATAAGGTCTTATGTGTAGTAACCATTAGGCTCTAGAGACTAAGAACTCAAACTGACTAAAAATAAAAAATAATTAATTTTCAATATTAATGATCATATACTGCAAAGTTATGTATATTCCAACTTCTCCATTGTTGAGTGCCTCATATAAGTCTTCATCAACGAAATCTCCAGATTCATCATAAAGCCATTTATGAATTTGAATAATTTGTATATTCCCCTTTTTGTCTATTCTTGCTATTGGGTCTATTACGGACCGAACTATCACCTTCTTCTTCGTCTTAACATCGAGCAATGTGATAATTGTCATTTTAAAATCCTTATAAATATCCTGTATAACAACTACTCTCAATCAATAAAGATTTTTATATTTAAATTACTTAAATAGCAATCTTTTCAATCTAAAAAATAAATAAAATACACTTCAATAGTATGTGCCTATTAGAAAAGATACCTTAAATATTCTACTAGCAATAAAAAACCGCTTTAAGGGCGGTTCATCTAAAATTCACAGGTACTTAATGAAGATTTTTTTTCTGTCTTTGCATCTTTCTGGGCTCACAAATTTTTCCAATAAAGTTAGTTAACCACAAAATACTTTCTTCACGATCTTCAAAATGAGGTATAAGGCTTAAATCTACTTTTATTTTGCGATCAGCTAAAGGCAAACTTAAACAATGTTCAAAGTCTATTGAGCTGTACTTCAATTTGAGTCTTTTTTCTGCAGCTTGATTCTTTATCTCAGCCATAATGCGATTTAGATTAACAATCAAATTATTTGAAATTTTATTATTTTCATATACCCGTTCGTAAACTGTCTCAGCTACATCAATGTAATTTATTAGCTCTACATTCTTATTCATGACATTTGTACTCCGTTTTTTATAATTATCCGTCTAAATAATGTTTATTTGAGTTACTAAATCCTTCGCCTAGGTAAAGATTGTTTAAATTCGGTCACCCTGATTATAAGTAAATATTTGAATTTATTATGCAATTACTGAGTTTTATAATATTTATATACATCTTTGTTCTTAACACCCCTTTTTTTCTATCACTTGCCCATTGAGTTCACCATCAACACAAATAAACATTGTACTAATCCATAAAATTATGGAGATCAGCTTAACACAAAAAGAAAAAGCCCCCACTAATCAATAGTGAGGCTTTGCCGTATTTCCCGGCTAGCACATTTAAAAATCGATAGCTAAAAAAAAGCCAACTTGTTAGAGTCAGCTTAATTCAATCGTTTGAGAATCATGCTTGCATAGTTATTGTCCGTTGCAATCTTCTATCATTTTTATTTTTATAAATATAATTTAAACCAGCCATGTGACATTTTGATTAAATTTCACTCAACACTTTTTTTTGTTAAATAAGTCACATTTAATCTTATTAATGCACTAACCATTACAACCAATAAACACAATGTGTATCAATTACTTCTGCTTGATTTTGTAAATTACAGTATCCTTAGTTTACCTAACTGCCAAAATCAATAACACAATGGAACACCAAACACTTTTAGACGAATTAAATTCGCAGATTGAATATTACTCAAAAAGAACTGACTGCCCACCAACTAGAATTCGTATTGGGTATAAAACCTATTACAAATTAATGCAGAATCCTAAATTTGCCGATGAAGTATCAAACTCCGCTTTAGATCCAAACAAACGCAAATACAAAAAATTAAAAATAAAAGTTACTAAGGATGACAATCAACTTGAACTTGAATGATTTCTCATAAAAAAAGCCTACTCTTTCAAGTAGGCTTTCCCCTTATGACTTTTGCGCTGATCATTAAGGTTTATTGTTGTTTAAAGCAACACTCAGATCTTACAGAAATACTTAACAATAAAATAGCCCCGCCAACAATCGATATTTAGCAGAGCTTCTTAAAGCTTATACAGTTTATCGTGGAAGATATCTTTTTGAACCTGTGCTATTAAGGCAGTAATGTCCACCTCTAGGCCCAACACAATAAGTTCCAGATGTGCAGTAACAAGAGTTATTAGTCGTTTTACTATAACTTCTTGGAGTCCGTGTAGTAGTAGAACTTCTAGTTCTAGTATTATTATAGCCTTTTGATTCTCTTTGAGGAGTTGAGTAAACAGGCTGCCTGTTATCAAACCTCCCTTTTGAATATCTATAGGTGACTGGTGGAGTATAACAACCAGCAAAACTGCACAAATATTTAGTATCAATCCATTGTTGTCTATCCATATTTGGATTTAATAACGCCCATTCATCTTGGTACCAGAATACATAAACTTCACTTCCCCCTTTCAATTTAAAGATTTCTTTGCCATTTGGCATATCCTTGACTGGAGCGGTATCAACACTAATCCAATTTTTAACTGGATTAAACCTTTCAACTTTTTGCTGCGAAAAGTCTATGGACGGTATAGATACACATCCACTAATACCCAAAGTAATAACTAACCCTATTAAATAATTTTTCATTTTATTAACTTCTTAGAAAGAATAATTTTAATGCGAAGTAAACAATAAGCTACCTAATAAAAGCAACATATACTTTCATCTAATTTAAATACATAAAGAAAAATTAAAAAACCCGCTTCTAAAAAGAAACGGGTCAAAAAACAAAAAACTTTCAGCGCAGTATTTGTGACATATCATACAAGTTAGAAGATGTATTTACAATATACTTTAAGCTTAATTTTTTGATGCTCTCAAAATATCCAAAACTCGCTTTGACATTTCATGCAAGTTGGACCCTATTGGTAGCCAAAAATGATAATTAATGTTGTCACGGTTAAAAACTTGCTTGTAGTAATCAGTTTTAAAAGATGGGACGATATCAGAAGCTTTTAGTAATCTGCCTTCTTTTTCTATCTTTTGCCCATCAAGTTCACCACCAACACAGATATTCATTTTAAGTACCAGTTTTTAATTAGACTGGACTATAGCATAAATATAAACATGCTTAAGTGGGCATTCTTAAACGCTTAACATTTAGACAAGCATTCAATTTAGATGATTTATAATGTAACGACCATGTATTTAGGATGAAGACAGCTAATGTGTGGTGTAAATCTAACCATTAAATCAAAGGAACATTACTTAATGCAAAGAAAAGGGGCGCTTTTAACGATTGTACTGGTGGCGCTTGGTGCCCACCACCAGTACAACACAATATCAACTCTACAATTAATTAATATGGAGGTGACACAAACAAATAACTATCATTTCTAATAGAATTTCAGGTGGCGATGTTTGGCGACGAGCCACCTGATTTAATTTTAAATCATAATTGAAATCTAGCAAGTATAAAAACAAAAAGCCCATCAAACGATGAGCTTTAGATCAGTGAATTACTTATACTTCGTCCACTATATCAAAAATATGCCATAAAGCGTCTAGACAGTCAACAAGTCTAAATTATGCTTTTCTACTAATTGAGAAGCTTTTAAACGTTCAACGATTTTAATCATTAGATCATTGGCAGTTATAACGTCGATTCCTTCAAATGCTTTTAGTGTTAATTGCAATTTATTATTAATTACATTTGTAATTATTGATATTTTACCAAAATAATCAGGGTAGTATTTCAAAGTTTCATTAACTTTCTCCCGACTAACGCCTTCATATAGTTTTACAGTGTATGTTTTCATTTGAACCTCCATTTTGTCTTAATCTTTTATCATGACCTAATAAATAAAATCTAGCGCAACTCACCATAATTGCGACCTGAGCTTTAGATTGGTTTGTTTCTTGAGCAACCTTCAACAATCCTTTATTTTCAACCTTATTTTTAATTAAACAAATTAATGCAAACTTAGTTGTAAAATCTGTTTTATCAGAATTTAATAGACTTCGTAAAAGTGCTTGAATTTGATCCGCCTCATAATCACTGATCTCACATCGAATATAAGATTTACTTTTTTGTACTTCTTTGCCAGCTTCACGCATCAACCAGTAAATTTGATTGATATGAAGCCCATCTGGCAAATCACCCCCTTTCATTCTAACTGTTTCACACCATGCGCCAAACTGCTCTAACCAACCGTCAATAGTATATTTAGACCAATCCATTTGTTGTGTTTTTAAAACTGCACTCATTTTTCACCCACCAATTGCTCAATTTGTTTAATCGCCACGCCTGCTTTAACTTGCTCTGTACTAAACCGTAAAACTGTAAAACCCATCATTGCTGCGGAGTTATATTTCTCCATATCCCCGATGTAACCTTTACCTCTTGTGTGACGTCCACCACTCCAGATACCCCCTTCAACCTCAACTAAAATCTTTGTACCCGTAAGTAAAAAATCCGTCCGCCACTTTCGTTTCGGGTGGAATTTGTATTCCTGCTCAAAACTGATCTTGTGTGTTTTTAAATGTTGTACAAGCGTTGCCTCGCCTTCACTTACAACTCGTTCTTTTTTTACTGAAGCATGGCGCTTAGTTTTGCTACTTCGTTTTGCATAAAGACGTTTGTAATCGGCAAGGCTCATTGAACTCATTCTTCAACGACCTCCTTTCTTGCAAACCACCACAAAACCACTGCCCCGCAAAGTACTGCTGTTACAAACGAAATGAGTAAGCCCCAGCTAAAAATCTCGAATTTGGTCATGTATTCGCCCCACCAAAACGCAAGTCATCCCAGTCACATTCGACTACTGTCAAACCGTCATGTTGAAACCGAGACCATAAACGGTCCCCTAAGTTTTCCTTCAAACCTTGCGCCTTTTCTGTAGATTCAAGCGTCATGTTGGAAATTAAAACTGTCGGTTTTTTTTCGTCATAACGTGCATATAAAACTTTATGAACGAGCTGCAATCGACTCTCGTGTTGGTCGTGCAAACCGTATTCATCCAATATCAATAAATCACAGTCCGTGAAGCGAAAAATTGCATTTGCTTCATTGTCATCTGGCTTTGTCCATGCAGTCGCAATTTCATTTGCCATGTCTTCTGAGGTGACGTAACGAACATAACTACGCTTGTCTAAAACGTTACGAGCAATAGCACATGCAAGATGGGTTTTGCCTGTTCCTGTACGCCCAACCATAATCAGATTGCGCTTCTTCCCTGAATTAAAATCTTGAACAAATTTATGGCAAGCAGCTTTAGCTTCTTTCTGCGGATCAATACTCACCACATAATTTTTAAATCCGCTTTCCTTGTGGCGCTCAGGGAGTTTTGCTCCGGCAAAATGATTCTCGCGTACCATAAGGTTGACTTGGTGTGCGTGTTCAATTTGTGATTTCACATACGCTTCATTTGCACATGTCTGGCAAACTGGACGACCAACTAGTAAAACCATTAACTCATTGTGTTTAAGGCAAAACTGATTAGTTTGTACCAGCTCAGTTTTGAATTGTTTGCTCAATGCATTCATAGCATCTCCCCTACATCGATATCATCTGTGGCTGGTGCATAGTGTTTTGCATCACCCCAAGCACTGTTTACGTCTCTTGCTGGTGCAGTTTTCATTGGTGAGTTTTGTCTTTTAGGTCTTATCGACTTTGTGAATTCCTGAATTAACCAAGTTGCAAACTTTCGAGTTCGTTGGTTTTCAGTGAGATCAATTTTGTTTTCCCAGTGAGCATTGAAGTTGCCAAGATGAAATTCATAATTTGGCATTTCTAAAACCTGCTCTGCTTGTGCACCCGCTTGTGAAGTCCTAAGGACATTCAGCAATAGTTCACGATTTGGTTTCCAAGACTCCTCGGCCGCTGAAAAATTTTCAGCCGCGTTTTGTGTGTGAGTATTTTCTTGTTCTTGCTCCTGTTCCTGTTCTTGGCTTTGGAGGGGGTCAGAAGGGGCTTGTAAGGGACTATTTATTTTGGTGTTTACACCACGCTTTTGAGTCATGCAAAAAGCTTGAGCGTATTTGTCGTAAAAGCTTGCCAGAAAAGGATTTGAAGGTAGCGAGTCATAGTCTTTCTGCACGCCAATACAACGCTTATCAGCAGGTTTTAAAGATTCAGCTACTTGGAAGCGAGCCATTTCATGAACCCAGACCATCTCGGTACTCTCATCATAGCTACAAAATCCTGCTTCACAGGCACATTGAAGCCCCTTTGATGCCCCTTCCATGCCCAATCCAGTTTCATGAGCAACATATAAAAGGGGCATGTAATACAAGCCAAGCATGTTCGCGTGAGGACTTGTCATTAAATACATAGCGACAATTAAGCCCTCATGTGTTTGACGAAGCTTTTTGCCCGTAGTTCCCGTCCAGAAATGTGGTGAGACTTTCCCATAGTCACGCATGGTTATTTATCTCCTTTGAAGGGTGTTCGAAGGGGCTTTGAAGAGGCGATAATAGTCATTACTTACCCCTTCCAAGCTTCACTAATCCGCGCATTTCCAACTGACGAATAATTCTTGGAGGAATAAATTCGTTGTTGATTTTGTAGCGAATACGAGACTTTTCTTTCACCTGAATTAGTTTGTGCCCATCCTCCATGAGACGGCGAACTGCTATAGCCTGCCCCCCCCATATGGGTTAATTCTTCAAGTTGATAAAATCTTTCCTGAGCCTCAATTGCGGCATTCATAACTGAAAGTGGCATAGCTGCTAATTCTTTAGCCGAATAGATCTTTACTGGTTGTTCCAGTGGAATTACCACCTCTAGCGGTGTGGTGGAAACGGAAATATCCTGTTTTCTTCTTGCTGCATATCTCACTTTTCACCACCCTTTGGCTTAACATAGCCTCCAAAAGAATCAACCAAACACGCCTTGGTTAAGCTGGTTACAATCTGCTGTGCCAACCACTGCGTTATGCGAAATTGACGAGCCATAGCCTCTGAAAATTCAACTTTGGTTACCGCCGCATTATTTTCGTCATAACCTTTGTTACGTAAATTTTGCTTTTTCACCTCAAATAGGTGCCCAAGTACTCGCAATGCAGGCTCATAGAAAGATTGGATTTCACTTTGCTGGCGAGAATCTTTGATTTGGTGTGTAAAGCTGTTCATGACACCTCCGCTAATGCTTGCTCAGCGCTTGTTAGTCGGCGTTTGGCATTAAGTTCAGCAACTGTTGCTGTGCGGATTTCTTTTGAAGAAACCAGAATCAAATGATTCTCCGATTTGATAGTCCACAACCTAGTCAAAGTTTTATTTTTAACCTCAAATAAATCGTTTGATTTAAAACTTCGACACTCTTTAGTAAGCACTACAACGTCACCTATTAAAAAATCTGGTGAGTTGAGTTCGATTGGTTGTTCTGATAAATTGTTTGTGTTCATTTGATCCACCTCAATTGAATGCCTAAACACTCCTGTTACAGCAGGTAGTGGTTTTTTATTTGAATAAAATCCGCATGTATTCAGGTGAAGTGAATGCATGTGCTAAATAGACTCGCGTTGCTTCTGCAATTTCAGGTGAGCAATACACATCACTTTCTGGCACCACCTTCAGTCCAATGGCTGTCAACAAAGAGCTAATAAATTCAATCTCTGTCAATCCATTGTTTTTCTTGTCATTTTTCATTCTTGATAAAGTGCTTGCATCTATTCCCACCTTCTCGGCTACTTGTCTTTGGTTACTAGCGTTAAGTGCTTGCAATATGAGCGATTCATTGTTGCTAGCACTTGCAGGCAATTCATTTAATACTTTGCTCATGGTTAAGGTCCTAAGCGGTTAATGCTTGTAAATCGGCTTTAAGTTTGCCTTTGGTTTTGACTTGCAGGACTGCTTGAGTTCTGGCTGGTATACCATTGTTTTCCCACTTCCAGAGGGTCACAGTTGAATACCCAGTTTTTTCAGACAACTTTTTTCGACTTTTGCAGCCGTGGTATGTCATGAGATCACTAATTTTCATGGTTACACCAAGTTAACTATAGTTAATAAACCAAATTTATCACTTGTTAACCATAGTTTCAATAGATCGTATTAACATTAGTTAATGTTTTTGGAATATTTGTTATGTCTTTACACTCTCGAATTAGGCAAAAACTTGAAGAAAAAAAATTAAGAGCCGCTGATTTAGCAAGAGCAACAAAAAAATCTCCTGTTGCTGTAAAGAAATGGCTAGATGGCACTAGCGTCCCTACAGCGGAAAACTTGAAAGTCATTGCGAAATTTTTAGGTGTGAGTGACGATTGGTTGCTTTATGGTGGACCGATTGAACAAGAATCGAACAATTTACTTCAATTAAATGTTCTGGATATCGAAGCTTTTAAGAAAAAATACAATATTCCCGATAGCGAAGATGCTGTTAAATTTCTTGAAACACCTGTTAAACCATTCCCCACCCAAAAAAGATATGTTCCTGTTAAGGCTTACTCCAAGATGGGCATGGATGGCTATTTCACAGATATGGGTTATGAAGGCAATGCTGGAGATGGGTATGTTCCAACTCACTCAGCAGGACCAAGAGCCTATGGTATTAAAGGCACTGGCGACTCAATGTTTCCAGCTATCCGTAATGGATGGTATGTGGTTTGTGATCCAGATGCGGAACTCGTGCCGAATGAGTTTGTTCAGGTATGCTTGAAGGATGGAAGATGCACAATTAAAGAATTTGTCGGCATCAATGGTGGGGTTTTAAGTTTGCTTTCTGTGAATGGTGGTGAGCGATTTTTCTTTGAAATGGACGAGGTTGAAAGTATTACCGCTATTACAGATATCGTGCCGCCAAGTCAGCATAGACAAGAACATCCTTATTCGCATTAATCACAGGAAGACTTATGGACAATTCAAAACGACCAATCAACCAGATTATTGCTCGCATCAATGATGCTGCGAAACATGGTGAAGCTTTGGTGCTAACAGCCGAAGAAGTAAAGATTCTTTCTAAAGATATTGGCGACAAGGTATTTATTCCAGTCCTTACAAATGAACAGGTTGTGCAGTTGGTTAAAGAAGGAAAACTTGGGCAGAAAATTAATAACACCAAAGATTAATAAGCTGTGAACCCGACACAGTCTTTACAACAGATCGGGTGGGGAAAATAATGAGTAAGACAGTTGTAAAAGACAAAACCGTACACTACAAAAAAGTAGACTTTCTAAAAGGCGCGAACCTTGGAAACTTACTTAAAGCCCAACTATTAGATAAAGACTCTTTTTATCATAAAGCTATTAATAGGCAGCAATTTGTATCGGCTACTAAAGATGATTTTATCCTTATAAATCACGCAAGTTCACATCAAAGTATGTTCTTTGGAGAGCTAATCATAGTGGAGTCTGGTAAAGCTCAAGCTGTTTTAAAAATAGACAATGATAGTGCTACCGAATTCCCAATCAAAACTTACTTAACGGAAGATTTACCTGATGATGAGGATGAATCTGTTGAAGTAGTGCGCAAAGAATTTATTGATAGTGTTTTATATTTTGGAGTGATTGATAATCATGTTGCAATTATTCAATCCAGATCATTAACAGCAAGAACTCTTGAGTCTTATTTAGGTTGGCTTTTGGGTGAAGCAGCTAAAGCCTTACCAGCGAATAGTGCCTTAATCTTAAAAGATGCTCCGAACCCGGCAATTAAAGAAAAATTGGAATCAACGCCAGCCAAGACCATCTCAATCTCATCTGGAATTGGATCAACAGAATTGCAACCGATTCACAAAATAGAGTCGAACGTACCAGCTAAGATTGATTACAAAATCGAAGAAAATGTGGTGATGTTTTAAAAACTGCATTTGGTGTCGATTTGGATGATTTAAAACTTGAAGATGGCCTTGATGACGCTAATTTAAAGCTTAAATTAACACTCACCTATAATCGAAAAACATCCAAAAGCGGGCAAAAAGTAATTGATACTGTTGCATCATCTATGAGACATAATGATGATTATGTTATAACTCTTGAAGATGGTACTAAGGTCACAGCGGATAACTTAAAGATGAGTGGAAAAATATCTGTTGAAACAATCAATAATAAAGTTTATAACGACGGCCTTAAAGTTCAATTGTACAATTGGATGACTACCAATATTAATTTTGGTGATTAATCATGGCTAAACGCTACTTGCCGTTTTACAACAACGCTAAATTTATTGCATTAGTGTTAGTAGCTCTATTTGTCATTTTTTCAGTTACTTTTAAATTTCTTGCCCTTGATGTAAATATCAACTTGGTTCAATTTTCCTTTGTTTTGTTATTACCGTTAAGTCAAATTTATCTAGCCTACAAAGGTATGCTCGATGCATTGAAGCTTGATGGTTTAAATCAATCAGAGCGGGATCGCCTCACGTCTACTGTGGATATAAGGAGCAAATCATCACTATATGTTGCCATTTTATTTATAGTGATTGTTTTTGGAATGTATGTTTTCAATGCATTGAATTTACTATCAAATCAGCATCTTTTAGCATTAGTCTTATCTGTAGGCTTAACCTCAATATTAAGTTTCTTTTTGGCATGGAGTGATTTAAAAGAAATATCTATGCTTGAGAAAACCCTTAAGGCTCGTAAAGAGGCGAGAGAGGCCAGAAGCAAAGTAATGAGCAATAAATAAAAATCAAACACTACCCTTCTCACCCAACCCACCCCGTGTGGGTTTTCTTTTGTCTATTAAAGCATGAATTATAGTTAATAAAAAGATTAACTAATGTTAACTTTTCTCTTGACTAAAAAATTAACCATAGTTAATATTATCTCACAGACAACAAAAAAAGCACACCGCCCCTCCCCAGGTCCGATGTGCTTTTGCAAAACTGCGAGATCAATTATGAACGTAAAAGCTCCCCCTTTCAACTCCTTTGCATTTGTCAGCATGGCTGCTCTTGCAATTTCTGGTGGTTCTTTAGTTGCTTGCCAATTGCAACCAGCTTTCCAAACAAAAGAAGCACCTACTCTTTTTACCCCTAAAACACAACCAAGTACTTACAGTGTGTTAACCGCAAAAATCACAGGTAAACATACAGGTGTTGCCGTCATCAAATTAGATAGCTTCCGTTTAAACGTTAGCTTTGATTTTGAAGCTCATTTAGACAGTTACGGCGTTCCGGGTTCTGAATTTACCGCTGTTGATATTACTCAACTCACGGTAAATGAAATTACTGATGTTAATGGTAAGTCATATAACGATTTCACCGAATTTGAAGACATCCGAAATATCAATGATCTTCTAAAAGGCTTCATCGAACGTAACAAGTTGGTGGAGGCTTAAAGATGACTAATTTCAAAAAACACCCTGACGGCTACATGTCATTTTTAGGCCGTGATGATAAAGGGCTGTATTCAGTTCGCATTGGCTGGCAAGTGTACGCATCTAATGCTAATGGCTCAGTTCTTTACAAAGTTAAAGACGGAGTTAAGACGCCTTTAAATGTGTTCAGGTTCCAAACTTCTTATCCAAAAGTTTGGAATGAACTCACCCAAGAAATCGATTTTCAGCGCAGAAAGCAGCTCGCTATAAAACTGCGTGAAACAAACATCCCTACTTATGACCGCAAAGCTTATAAAACTAAGCGCGGCTTCACTGGCTCAAGATAAGGATAAGAAAAATGGCTCTACCGATTATTACTGCTGACCAAACTTTATTGGTTCAAGCAATTATTGTGTACCTATACGCTGATCCGGGTTTAGGTAAATCATCGATGGGTTTTACTGCGGAAAAAGCAATTTCTTTTGACTTTGACCGTGGTGCTCACCGTACTGGTGAATTACGTCGAGGTGCGGTTGTACCGGTTCAACAATGGAGTGATGTTGCAAACCTTACGCCGCAGGACTTAGCACCATATAAAACCGTTGTCATTGATACCGTGGGTGCAATGCTTGAATGCATTAAAACCCACCTGTTACTTACGGCAAATAACCGTCAAAAAGATGGTTCTTTAAAGTTAAAGGCTCAAGGTTTAGCGAACCAAACGTTCAAGCAATACATCAATACTTTGATCAGTTTAGGTAAAGATGTTGTTTTCATTGCACACGCATCAGAAGATCAAAACGGTGATCAAATTATTTACCGACCAGATCTAGGTGGTAAAAACCGTAACGAGCTTTACCGTATAGCAGATGTCATGGGTTATCTAACAACTGTTACTACTGGTGAAGGTAAAAATGCCCGCGTTATTAATTTCAAACCTTCGCCTACACATCATGCGAAAAACTCAGGTGCTTTAGGTGGTGAAACTGGTGAAGTGTGGGTACCAGATCTTAAAGCACATCCTACTTTCTTGGCTGACCTGATTACTCAAGCTAAAGATCACATTAACACCTTAACGCCTGCACAACTTGCAGCAGCTAAAGCCCAAGAAGAGCTAGAAAACTGGAAACAAAGCTGTGAAGAAGCTGAGCATGCAGGTGACCTTAATCAATTAACTGAGTCGCTTGATAAAGAACACATGTATTACCAGAACATGCGCCAAGCAATGTTAATGAGAGCTAAAGCATTGAATTGCACGTTTGATAAGCAACGTGGCACTTGGATTAGTCCACCAGAATTTGACGGTATCTCAGATCAACAAAGAGATGAACTTCAAAACTTTATTGCTGAACGTGGCCTCGATGTAAAAACAGTTTGTGAGCACTTCGGCATAGATGCCCTGATCCAAATTGAAGCGGCAAAACTTCAAGCAGTAAAACAAGAAATTGAAATATTGTCTAAAACAGGGATTAGAGCATGAAAAATTTTTTACTGGAGGAACCATTCTAATGTCGAAACAAACTACTCCAGAGTTTCTTTTCGAGCCAAAGCTGCTACCAATGCAGCTTTTCGAGAAGTTCATTGTGTTCAACGTAAATGCCGGGTATCGCGGGAAAGGCACACCGCACGGCGTGAACTTAATTAAAGGTAATAAAGGCACCCTTTCAGTAAGCAACGAAGGTGTGATGAACAAAGCAGCTCAAGAGCGATACAAACTAATGCTTTTGAAATATTTCAAAGAAGGTCGCTCTGCAATGGATGAGCTGGACCATGAAGTTAAACGTATTTATAGAATGGTGGCCTAAATGATTGATCTAAAATAAGAAATTGAAGATTTTGATGCTTATTTTTTTAAAAGACATGGTGAATTGCCATTAGATTCTACCTCTGAGGAATACGCCAATAAATCATATCTAAAACACGAGATGTTTAAGGCATGGAAAGCAAGAGCCAAAGCTCAGGCGGTGCCCGAAACTCACGTGCTTGTTGAAAAATCTAAAATCTCTACATGGTGGCAAGATGCAGATGAACCAGAAAACTTCGCCAGCACAGAAGAGCAGTTAATAGCATTAATCGCAGAATCTGAAATTTATACAGACGATATGCTTGTTGTTGAAAAACATGTTCAAGCTCAGTTGAGCACTCAAAAACTTTATTGTGTTTATCAAATTACTAATAAAGAAACTGGTTTAGCTGAAATCAAGGTTTGTAAATCAAAGTCAGAAGCAGAAGAAATTCTTAATAACAATGCCAAATGGGTAGCGGAAAAAGAAGCAGATCAATATGAAAGTATGAATGCGTTTTTTGAAGAGGAAGAGCGCAAATCGGGAGCTGAACAATGAGCAAAGTTATTGGTGAAGTTAATTTGAGCCCTAGCAGTATTGAAGGTACTCCAGATCAGGTAGCTGTTCATATTTTTGAAAAAATCATTTGTCCAAGTACTGAGGAGCTTCTCAAAAATAATCCGGAGGCTGCAAAGGTTTTTGCATACCACATTTTTGGTTTAGCGCTTTCTCAGCTTGCCGAATTCCATTCAACTAAAAGTTTAGATAAAGCTGTAACCGTTACTCTTCACAACCTTTTGCGTCAATTGAAGAAAGAACGTAATGAGTTGAGGAGCTAATAGATGAGTGAAGTAAAAGTTAAAACATGTGATTTTTGTGATGATGGAAATGGTGAATGCATTTACCCCTATTACGGTCTTGCCCCTCATATTCACACAAAGCCAATTGGGGGCAACGTTTTTCTAAACGAGTCATTACCTGAAAACTTCTGTCCTGATGGGGATGGTTTAGGCATGTATACACATTGTCTGAATTGTGGGGGTGACGGCACCTATAAGGGTACTCAATTAGAAGTTAAAGCGGAAAGTAAGGAGGAGTAAATGTTAAAAGATCTGAGAAATCTATCTGATGCAGAGCAACAAGAATATTTGGATCGCTTCATAATGGCTAATGAAGAACAGAAGTTTCCTCAAGAGGTTGTAGCACTTTATTTAGATTGCTCGCCTTGGACATTAGCCAGAATGCGTTGTGATCAATCATCACTGCCTTTTTCGAAAATTGGAAGACGTGTTTCATATAAAAAGAAAGACGTTTTAAAGTATGAGCAAAGCAGGACTGTGCTTAATACAGCGCAACTTGCAACTGTATAAGGATTCAGTTAAGAAATAATTGTAGTTTCCATGATAAATATTGGGTGACAAATAATTAAAATTGCAAAAAGTTTTAGTTGACACTTTTCAAAATTTGCAATAAATTTTGATTGCCCAAATCTCTTTAGGACTTAATTATGGATTTATCGAAGAATCCCCCTCCAAGCTATTATGATGCATCACTGAATGATGAAACATTAAGCTTTTTTGCTAACCATATGCTAGAAGTTTTTTCACAAACTACTCAAGATCTTAGTAGAAAAGATGATGATAATTACACTATCAGTTGTGCAATTTTTGGAAGATGCCGTAATAGGTTTGCTCGTGAAATTCGTAGTGGCAATGCCCCATCTCCAACATATTTAGAAGATTCTTCAAATAAATTCACCTTTAAAATTGGAAACACACCTGGTATCCGTTTTTTTAAAGAATCTGATCATTTAAAACCGAAAAGACCAAACTTTTTTAAGCAAAGTTACAATCTAGAATTATTTGAATCTGATTCAAAAGTTCCTGTTTTTTGGCGATTCATTTTGGTTCCAGCTAAAACTGATGACGAAGAAACATTTATCGCTTTTGTTGGTTTTAACCAGAAATTACAGCCGATTACAGCTTGGACATCTAATAAGACTTCTAGATTTATTTTTGATCCAGCGGCTATATTGCCAGAACCAGCAGAATTGAAACGCTATAATATTGATGATCTATTAGCTGATGATGATTTAGATGATGCAAGCGGAATCAAGTAAATCTTCAACAGCAAATAGGCAAAAGTTGATGAGAAAATGAATACTTATTTTAATGGTCTAGAATTGCGGCTCTTACGTCAATTTAATCATTTGTCTTTAGAGGACTTATCAATTCATGTTGGTAAGTCACGCCAATTCTTGCATAAAATTGAAATGAACCAAGTTGTTCCTACACCTGATTTAATTGATGTACTTAGCAACTTCTTCAATGTAAAAACGGATATTTTTTACAGTTCTCATCCGATTTTACAAGAAGAACAAATCAATTTTCGAAGCAACAAAACTGCCAAAATTTTTACAAAGCAATCAGTGATCGCTCAGGGTGAATATTTAAAAAGGTTAGTAGAATTTATAGAGGCAAATTTAAGGCTCCCTAAGTATTCAATACCTTCTGTTGAATCTGTAAAGAATTTTCAAGATATTGAAAATGCTGCGCTTCAATTTAGAAAATATTTTAATTTAGGGTTGGGACCTATTAGCGATATGACTCAATTAACTGAAATGCTTGGAATTTTTGTAACTACTTTTCCAAGTGTTTCAAGCGAAGTCGATGCTCTATCTATTGCATCTAAAAGACCAATCTTTGTTAATAACGAAATTAGTAGTACTTGTCGCCAGCGTTTTAATTTAGCTCATGAATTAGGACATCTTGTACTACATGATGGTTGTGTTACAGGTGACACTCTCACTGAGTCGCAAGCGCATCGTTTTGCTAGTGCTTTACTTATTCCACAAGAAATGATGATTTCTCATTTCCGTAATTGCTTTAATGGTAGATTTAATTGGAATAAATTAAGTGAGATGAAAACAAATTGGAAAATAAGTAAGGCAGCTTTGCTCTATAGAGCTAAATCTTTAGATCTTTTAAATGAAACAAGTTATCGTAGTGGCTTTATTCATTTGAAGCGTACTGGTGAGGCTATTTTAGAATCAGAAGATCATGAAATACCTAAAGAAGTTCCAACTTTACTAAATACATGTTTCAAAGCTTTAAGTAAAAAAGGAATTTCAGCAATTGATATAGCTAATGAATTAAATATATCTCTAGATCTATTAAATAAAATTACGCAATTAGATTTACAGCCACAAAATCCTTCTAAACTTAAATTAGTTATTTGATTAAAGGCGGTTTAGACCGCCTTTATTTCTTTTAATCTTTCTGCCCATACAGATTGATAATTAAAGCAATCAATCTTACCTTGATACACCGCTTCAATCATGTTCATTGAAGCTCTTAATTCCTCATCTGGAATTTGAACATATCCACCTGTCACATCAATTCTTGGTTTAGCCGTGTGATTAAGAAGTCTTTTTGTCACATAAATATTAAATCTTAAAAGGTTGCATATAGTGGCAAATGTACGACGGAAATCATGCATTGAAACGTAATAGTCAACTTCTTTACCCACTCTATTCAATAATGTATCTACCTTAGTCGCATGCATATTCCACGAAGTAGGCATCTTAGTAGCTGGGAAAACCCAATCGTTTTCTCTTAATAACCAACGTTCACGCAAAATACTGTGTAGATGATCACCAATAGGAAAAGTATGATCTGAACCATTTTTGGTATCTCTAAAAGTTAAAGTACCATTTTTAATATCTACATCAGCCCACTTTAGACAACATGCCTCCTGTTTACGGCATCCCGTATACATGCACATCAATACGATATCCCGATGCGTGTTTGACCTAGCAGTATTTTCCAGATTTAACTCATCTTCATAATGAAGCACTGCATTGTAATATTTGTGAATGATGTCTTTATGGAGATGTCTATCCCTACTTGCTATTTTATTCCAACCTCTTGTTACGGAAATAATGTCAACTGGATTACTTTTAAGAATCGGGTTCTCATCTGTTGAATAAAGAACATGAATATACTTCCATAAGGTACCTAAAAGAGATACAGCACCATTTGCTGACGACTCACTTACTTCTGATACCTCAATAAATCGATCCAGTACTTCTTGCTTAGATATCTGGAAAAGCTTTTTGTTGCCCCACCCCAAATATAAATCAAAGTACTTACGGTACTGCCTAATTGTTTTTGGTCTAAAGTCATTTCTATCAATATAAATTTGAAGAGCTTCATTCACTGTAATATCTAAAGGATTAGCAACATTCTTTAATTTGATAGGCTTTTCATATTCATTGTTTGAAATTTTCGCCAGAATCATCTGAGCTTTTGCTCGTGCATTTGTTGCAGGAATATCGGTAGTTTTGCCAATTGTCACTCGATAGAGTTCACCTTCATGCCTCCTTTCAACAATATAGGTTTTACTTTTATTAGTTACCCGAACAGCAAAACCGATCAGTTCTGCATCTCTATATATTTTTTGACCTTTTTCAGTTAATGGAATAGCATCAACAGTAGATTTGTTGAGTTTCAT